TCATTTCATTCTTTAACAATTGAGTAGCAAATGTAGTAGCTGCTTTATGTCCAAACAAGCAAGTGAATACTGTGTTTGCACCTCCGCCACCATTTGTAACTTTTGTTAAGTTATTAGTACGATAGATAGTGAAACGATCAATCATTCCAACTTGTCCGTTACGCTTAATAGAAACAGAATCACCTGATTTATTAGCGTCACCCATGTCGCCCTTCTTAATTATTCCTACTAGTGAAGGAGGAAGAAGGAAGAAACGAGAATCATCAGGAACATTTAATGCGTCTAGGTCAGATGCACAGTCGATCATGTGATCAACTAAATCTACAGTAGCTGCAGCTGCATACAAAGGAGAACCAGATGAACCCTTAGTAGTAGTTGCACTTCCAGCAATATTTTGGATAACGTCTTGCTCTACTGCATTACGAAGTTCGTAAGCTGCATCTTGAGTCCATTCGCTGATCCAGTTCTTGATGTCTGTTTGGATGTCATCAACATCATCAGTAACAAACGCCCAATATTTACCTTTGTTGATTTCTAATGTAACAGAGTCAACAGTTGGGTTAGCGTGAGTTAGCTTCAAACCTTTTTCATGGGTATTGATGCTGATTGTTGGTAGTTTACGAATGATAACCGCATCACCTTGATTGCGGATTTCACCTTCGTAATCTGTATTAGCTATATCTCCGAGAAGTGAAGTCTCGTAGAATTTAACGAGCAATTTGCCCGCATACAAAGTAGGAATATACTTTGTAGTATCATTAGCAGCTGAATCATGTACAGTTCCAGATAACGATACAAAATCGCTTCCTGTAACTGAAGATGTATTTACTGCTGAAGCATATCTTGAGAATGCCATTTTATTTTCTCCAGTCTATATTTAAGTTAATAATAATGCAGCAGCAGTAAAAAATTATTTAATAAATTCTTCCTTCCTGTGCTGCCTCCATAATCTGTGCCTCAATTTCCTCTGCTTCTTTTCTACCCTTTGTACCTTTAAACCTTCCATCAGCTAAATCTTTGTAAAACAAATTAACATTAGCCTTAGTAAATACAGGCTTTTGCGGTAGTTCTACATTTCTAGCATGGTTAGTTGTTTCTGGTTTAGGAGAAACTTCCGTAGAGTTATTTGGTGCTGAGCTTAAAGGCTTATATGCATTTAATAAATCTACTAATGTTGCAACATCAGCATTGTTTATTGCGTCTGCACCTAAGTCTCTATTCTTTAAACCGCTTTTTGAATCATACAGATTAAGAAAGGCAAACCAACCAGTATCAGAAGTATTCAATGCTCTTGCACCTGGATAAAACTTTTCAACTGTTTCCCAGAATGCATTAACATCTACAGGGTTAGATTGTGGTTGCTCACTTCTAACCTCTATACTTTTGTTAATTAATTGTTCTACATATTCTTTTATCTTACCTCTCTCCAGCTCTTCTTCGATTGTGCCTTTGATAACTCTAGTCTGAAGATCAAGAACATCATCTCCCAACTCTTCAGCTTCTTCTTTTGAAATATGTCTTTTGTTTCCTGGCTCTTTAGAAGCCATTTCTAACTCAGACATTTTTTCTTGAATCTGCATAAGTTGAGTTTTTAATTCTTTATTTTCAGAATTAGCAGTTTTGAGTTGTGATTCAATACGCCCTTTTAGGCTTGCGTTTCTCTGCCTTTCTAATTCCAACTCACGCTGAAGTGCCTCAGATGTTTCTTGAGGAGATACTTCTTGTGTTTCTTCATTATTGCTCGACAGATTTTCATCATTACCTTGCTCTTGAGTAACAACAGTTTCTTCAGAAGAAGTATCCTTGATAGGTTCAAGGGCTTTTTCTGCTCTTTCTAATTGTTCTAATGCTTGTTTTGGTACTGACATATTTTCTTTTTTCCTTCTTTTTATGTACGCCCTTTCGGGAAATGTACGATTATGGGGCTGCAATGCAGGTATCCCGATTCTTACTTAACACCCGTTAAGTCTTTTAAAATTCTTATTTGAGCTTTTAAAGCTTTAGCTACTCCCTGTCCAACTTGGACTTTATTTAAATCTAAATCATCATTTGCTTCTCTAACCAATTCCAGACATCTTATCAAGTATGAAATATATTTTTTAAATGATAAGCTACTGTTCGCCAGCGATTTGATCGCTTGCTGCTCCTCCTTGTTCGGCTTGTCTAACATTTTCATTCCTCACTTTTTCTAGATTCTCCATAGCTTGTTGACTTTGCTTAGCAGATCTAATATCTAATTCTCTATTATCAGTTGCATTACTTAGCTCTATTTCTCTAGCTTTAAGCTCAAGCTGTTGAGATTTCATTTCAAGCTCAGCCATTGCTACTTGATTTTCTCTTTCAATTAACGCTTGTTGTTTTTGTAAATTGATTTGATTTTCTTGTATCTTTTGTTGTTGAAGAATATTTTCTTGCTCAATTAATCTTTCTATCTTATCTGCACTTGGAGCTATATCTTCATAATCAGACTCAAGAGATTCCATAGCATCTGAAAGTATTTTAGCTCTTCCATCTAATCCAAGAATCTTCATATCAAATTCATTATTAGTTGCTTGTAAAAGATTTAATCTAGCTGTAGATAGTTGTTCTTTCATTATAACAGACATGATTCCTTCAGACATAAAGTTCATATCGCCTTTAATCAAATCATCTTCTGAGTTCATCATATTCCAGTCATACATTTTTTCTACAATATCCTGGAATACATATCTATCTAGACCCATAAGTATTCTTTTTAAACCTTTACTAGAACTTCCCATAAGCATTGACAATCCTGTAGCTGTTCTACCTGCACCAGCAACTTTATCACTTCCGTAGCTATAAGCTGGCATCTCTAAAGTATTATCAGTTATTTTAAATGCTTGATTAATAACTCCCAGCATTTCATTTGATCTTGAATCAGGTTGAAAGAAATCTACTAAAGGTGCTGTAGTATTACCTATATTTGTTCCTTGCCATATTTTCCAAGGATGCATAGATGATATATCTTGTCCTGTTGGTATCCTGTTAGTATCTGGTATAACTACTTGTGGTCCTGAGGAGATACCTAAATTGTTTACCATAGATCTTGCAGCTGCATTAACAATATCTTGTTCATTTTTTATTAACTCAGGAATACCTTGATACCAGAAACCACCTACTTCTTTTGCATATCCGTATACAGAGTATGGTCTTTTTTGCAATGGGTCTTCATTTAATTTAACATAAATAACACAGCCATCTACTGTGATAGCGTTAATATCATAATCCATTAGTGGATCTAATTCATTTCCATTTGCATCTTTAATAATTCCATATGAAGGTAACATACTTCCAGGCACACAAGCCCAGTATTCAATAGCTTCTAACATAGGAGAAGACATATCAACTGGATGATCTGTGTCTTTGTTTTCTACATCATCTCTTTCTTGTCTATAAGAATTAGTATAAGCAGATCCTGTTCTATTAGAATACTTAGCAACTTTTTCTATATTTTCTTTTATATATCCATCTTCATCTCTATTTAATAAAATAGATTGTCTAGATATAATCATTCTTTCTGCTAAGAATCCATCATTTACAGTATCGCAAGATCTTCCTGGATATAAATCAATAGGAGAGACTCTTTCAAATGTTGGTATAATTTTTTCATCATACTTAATAACTGTCTTTCCTTTTTTCTTTTCAAACCCTACTTTGTTTTTTCTCTTTCTAAATATTGGACCTTTAATAATACAGGCTTTAGAAGATGAAAGATCCATTACTGCTTTATCAAAAGCTTCTATCCAGTTACCCTCTATCATTTGATCATGTATAAGCCTAGACATTTTGTCTGCTTTTTTGTCAGCTTCTTTATAATTCTTTGCAATTATCTCAGCTCTCATTTGAGAAGCCATATTGTAAGCATCCATTTCTGTCATTTCTATACCAGCAGCTAAAGCTTCTTCATATTTCATCATAACAGAGGCTGCTATTCTAGTTTGTTCTTCTTTGGGTAAATCTGCTATAGGTGTAGGTTTTAAGGACCACGTTCTTTTTCTTTTTGCATTTGTATAAATATCATGTACCCATGACTCGAATGCTCTACATTTAATACCAGTAACACCTATAAAAACATCTGATGATCCTGCCTGTTTTATCTTACTTAATTTTTCAGAACTATATTTACCATTACGTCTATTTAAAGAATCAATAATAGTATCTTGTATATCAGACTCTCCTTCTTTCCAGTTTCTTGCATCTTCAAACTGTGCTGCTAAAAATCCTTCGAGAGTTGATAAATATGAAGCATACTCCATTTCTTCTGCTTCAACTTCAGCGTCTTCCATTTTTAATTTTGCTTCTTCTATTTCGTCTGAAGTTGCAAATTGAGTGATCCCGTTTTTTCCAGTCTTACCTAAAGTAATACCTTCACCATAATTCTCATGCATAATGTTTCCCTAAAGGTTTAAGTCCATGCTCCAATGTCGGTGTTTATAACATTTCTAACATTCGTGTCAACTGCTGGCTTTGCAGTAGGGTCTATTAGACCATCTCTAATATGAACAAAAGCATATTGCAAAGCATCACTAATATGAGAATAAAAGTTTTTCTCTGGTACTTCATGGTATCTCTTTCTTCCTCCAGATCCACCAACTCTCATTTCTCTAAACTTGTATTCCCCTAAAAATGATTTGCGTAAAACTGGACATTCAGGACCAATCTTAAATGCAGCCCCACCATCAGCCATTCTTGTTAAATAATATTTTACAGCATCCCGTCTTGCTAATGGAGAGTTAGTAGAAGCAGGTACAGTTCTTATACCTAGCTCATCCAGCATATTCATACAAGTTTGTCCATCTGTTTGACTTCTAGCATTACCAGCTGGGTCGCCTACAGATATAACAGGTAATCCAAAATATTTAGATCTAAGCTTTGGTCTTACCACTTCTTCAACAAAACGTCTTAGCTCCATATCTTCTGATACACATTCATCTATAACATATACAGTTCCTTTAGGAGAGCATTGAACAAAAGCACAAGCAGGAGTTAAACCAAAGTCCCATCCCAGTATCAATGGTAGTCCACGAAATATTTCTATCTCATCTTTTATATAATGAGAAGCATCATTATATTCTGGATAAACTGGTTTACCTCTTATTATTGATCCATATTCACCCATAAGATAAACTTTAACCCATTCTGGATCAGCCCCATGTGCTTGACGTAACCAATAATTATAACCTAAGTCCTGCCACTTTACATTTTCAGCAGGAGGTATCCCCTCTACCTGTCCTTCATTTGCAACATAATCTTCAGGAACCCCATTATTGTTTGGTCCGTAAATAGGAAGAATAGCTGGTGGTTGTCTAAAAAATCTATGGTTAATAGGTTTCTTTATCTCTGCTCTTTTATGCCACCAATGATCATCTGATGGAGGGTTAGTATCCATAATTACCCCTGACCAAGAAGTACCCCCATCAATTTTTGCAGGATAACGACCAGTTCTTTGTAACGCCATCTCTACTACTTGTTCATCTAACTCTGATGCTTCGTTCAAAAAAGCACCTGTTAACTCTAATGATTTAAGTTTTCTTACATCTTCTGGTCTATC